ACCGCGTTTGCATCTGTACAGTATAGGCAAGAATATGCCTTAACTAATGCAGAGAAATTTGGGCTTTCGCCTGAATTTCTACCTGAGATAGCTTGGGAACTTACCCGACTATCTTTTGTTGTGGATTGGTTGTTTACCATCGGACCTTGGTTAGCATCTTACAGGATAAAACCTGGGATAACTATCCTTGGAAATACCGTTGGTAAGAAGATACACCGTAAGGTTACGGTGAAAATGTCACAAAGACCTTCTCAGCAACCGTTTATGGACTGGTGTCTCCTTAGAGACAACCATGCCTCATACTCGTATGCTGGTTATGTCAGAGTGACCAATCAAAACCTTCCACTTTTACCCAAATTTACAGCGGGTGATGTCATTGATCTATGGAAGACCATTGACTCAGTTGCGCTGTTACTACAGTCCACATTAAAGGGACTAAAAAGGAAATGATTATGTCCATTAAAGGATTAATAATCAATGAAGGCGCCGCCGGCTGTTCAACAGTTGGCGGCACAGCTGTTACCTTCGTAGAAGGTAGCAGAGAGGTCAAGAACGGCACGTATGTAATCGATTCTTCTGAAGCAAACTTCATGCTTCGGAAGAACGCGACTTTTATTAGTCGTGAGCCTTCCTTGAATTCTGACGGAACTTACACGAAGGGGAAGAGACAGTTTACACTTGTCCATCCCAAAGCTCTCGCTGATACTTCCTTGGTACACAACCTTGGTCGTGTTCAGTTCGAGTTACATCCTGAAATGACAGAAGCTGAGATCTTAGATCTCCGCTTGTCTGTCGCTCAGATGATCTACGTGGCCGCTGTTGAGGACTTTTACAACATCGGTACGACATCTTAAGATGGATTGGTTATCAGTTGACACATTTATTAGCATCATGATCTCAATTTTAAATTGGGTCCATGATGTGTGTCTTCTTATAATCATCTCTATCTAAGTAGATGTCTATGTAAGTTTAAAATTCAACATTGGTGACTTCTAATGTCGAACCGTAAGAAACCGCATCAATTTGATACGGACAGAGTGGCCACGAACTTGTGGAACCACTTACTCAGGGATTTCCGTACTTATGAAGGTCTCAACTTTTGTAAAAAAGCTGAAGCTGCCTTTACTGATCTGGAAGCTTTTCGCGGAGATGTTTTTCCCGAGATTGGCATAATTCCAGCAGGCCGTTTTAAACGGTATGCGCAGCTTAAAAACCTTCTTAAAAAGTACAGATTCGCGAATGATGTCTTTACCGATGAGGAGCTCGAAGAAAGAACGCTTAGCAGATATTTTGCTGAGCAAGAGCGTCTCGCTACATATGAACCCATAAGACCTTTAGGTTTTATGGTAGTTCGTAGGGCGCGAAAAATCGCGCGTCGGATATTAGGGGAATACAAACCCCAAGACACCATAAAGTTCGCGAAGTTTGGAAAGAAGAGCTCGATTGGATGCCCGTTAAGCCTTGCATACATTGACGAGAAATTGTCAAATGTGCGTGCATTTACAGGTTCATCTCAGTGCTCAAGGTGGTTCTTTGGTGCTTATCTTTCGCAAGATAAGCTCCTGAGCCGCATAGTGGCCGCGCTACCCTTAACGGGTAATGACGAAAACTTGCAGCACGAATCCCTAAACTTGGTTAATGTACCCAAAAACTGGAAGACGTATAGGACTATCACGCCACTCACACTCTTATCGCTATTCTATAGCTATGGAGTTGGGCAACAAGTGACAGACCGACTTGCAGAACATGGCC